GAAATCTTTCTGATACACCATCGTATGTTCGCAATTCCGCGCTCCCTCATTGGGAGAATTGGGAATCGTTTTATTGGAGTATCCTTTTGGATGATGCGGCTTGTTTTAAGCCGGACAAACTGATTGGGATTGATCCTTCATTAGCTGAGATCATTCAGATCATTAATCCTATTTCAGTTCAACCACCACGCGCAGACTTAAGCGATAAGGGTAGGGCAGCCATTCAAGCAAAATTAGTGATGATTACCACGAATGTTGCTGATTTGAATGTTAATACTTATTTTTCGCACCCCGCTGCAGTTATGCGCCGATGTGGATACCAACTGATCCTTCAAGTTAAGCCAGAGTTTAAATCTCAGGCCTCACAAGGGCTTGATTCATTTAAGGCTGTCCATGGAGATGATGAATATCCGGATTGGTGGGATATCACTGTACGTCAACCATATATGTATCCAGACCAGGATCCTGGTATAGATCGTTCAACTCTTGAGTCGTGTACGAAGGAGAGTTGTACATTTGTTCCAGTGATGTATGAAGAGGATGGAGTTAGTAGACCTATGGTGAAAGTTGGTATGAAAACATACCTAAAATGGTATAATCAAGCAATTGATCAACATTTTCAAAACCAACAAAAAATCTTACTTTCACAAAAGCGTATAGGTAACGTACCGCTATGTAAACATAATTTACCTACGGGTATGTGTTTGTGTAATGAAGTTGAGAGTGATAGTAAGATTGAAGAACAAGCAGGAGCTGTTTGCCGTCATTTTCTCCCGTTGGGGGAGTGTGACTGTACACTTCCAGGGTATGAATCGCGTGATATCGGGACTTCTACCACAGAAGATTCTATTTTGCAAGCAATTCAGGAAGCAAGAGAGGAAAAGCCGAAGAAGTTTCACTTATCCTTCAATGGGAAAACCAGAATGGTTACTGCAAAGACTACATTGAAGGCAATTTGGGAGACAATTTCTATTCCAGCAGCATTCGCTGCTGTGGCATTATTTCTTCTAAAAGATACAAATTCGGAACCAAAGACGAATGTGATGATGCGTTATCGCAATGTAATCTATGATAAGTTCCGAATAGGATGGGATTTTTATCGTCTTGCTTTAAGTTGGGTATTACCTCTATGGTTCTGGCCATCGATGGCTCTTTTGTACATTCCAATCATATATGCAGTACTCCATCCAATGGACACTTTGTTCATATGGACGGGCGATTCGCTGTATTACAATAAATTATGTACCTCATTGAGTTATCTCCGACAAGCTGCAGTGTTATGGCTTGCAATCAAAGCTGATAGAGCAATTGATTGCATTAGAGCCATGGGCAACAACACATCCCTTCTGCTTGGGGGAGCAGCACTATGTCTTTTGGTCGTTTGTGCATTAGGAAAAATGATCAAATACTTCTGTGGTATTTTCGGTGGTACTGAGAATTCCACGCAGGATTCTGAACCTGCCGTGATGGATGTGGCGGATTCGGAATTAGTCGAGCAAGGACAAGCTTTCAGTTATGGGAAACCTTTTAATGCAAGGGGTGAACCAGAAAGTTGTTATGCTCGCCCGCGAACAGAGTTAGACATCTTAGATATCCCGCTTCATTCAAAGAGTTTGAAAGGAATGCTGATTGAAGATGTGGTGGAGTTCTACGCGCCCAATTTGTTTCATGTTATAACGAAAGACAAAACCAATACGACTCCTTTTGGAGAGTGTGGAAACATGCTATTCATAAAGGGTCATTTGGGTATTATCCAGACACATGTGTTAAAACATAAAACAGTAGTGAGACTAAGAATGACAGTAGATGCTCACAAGGGTACGACGAAAAATTTCGAAACGCATATTGATGCTACAAACATCCAACCTTTGGGTGCTCATTTGCGTCTCGTCGAAGTAAAGTCAACTTCCCTTAAGAAAAATTTGACTTTGTCGTTACCTAACCCAAAGATAAGAAGCTTTAAAGGGAAAGGCTTCTTGATGAAGAGAACAAATGGAGGTTTAATTGAGATTAACAAAGTCTTTAATGTGAGATTTGTTGATACCATTGGAAATCTGTTTCAGTCAGGATGGATTTATAAACCGGAGCGGAAAACAGAAAATGGAGATTGTGGTTCTCTCCTCTTCATCATGACCCCGAGTGGTCCTGTACTCGTGGGAATGCATCAGTATGGCCTATTGAATACTGATGAAGGTGCCGCAACTGATTTGACAACCCTTGAAGAGTCAATTGTGCGAATTACTAGGAATGAAATAGAGCCCGGTTCTCTTTGTAAAGAGAAAGGTAAAGCAGGAAACCTAGTAGAATTGCATGAGAAATCAATAGCAAGCACCACAACAAAACCCATCACTTGTGAAGTGTATGGTAGTTTTGATGGGCACCGTCAGAAAGCAAAATCCAATGTTCAGCGCACAATATTTGCAGAAAAATTAGAAGAACAGGGACATGTTATCGAATACGGGAAACCCGATATGTCATATCAGGCATCGAACAGACACTTTGAGAGTTTGGAACATGCTAGCGCTTACAGACATGAGAAGGTCATGAGAATTGCAATGAATGCATACCTAGATCATGTCATGGAAGCTGCCGATGGACAATGGGAAGACGAGTGTCATATTGTTGATCAGAGTACAAGTATCAATGGTCAACATGGAGTTCGTTTTGTGGAGGCAATCAATTTGAAAACTTCCGCAGGTTTTCCTTGGAATGAAAGTAAGAAGAAACATATGTTCACAGAGTCTGGTGACTGGGATGAAGAACGTTTTATCAAAGATCACATTCAAGAAGAATTGAATCGAATTCTAGATTGTTGGACTAGAGGGCAATCAGCCAATCCAGTTTCTAAGGCATCATTGAAAGATGAACCCAGGAAATTTAAGAAGATAGAAGAAAAGAATACACGTGTGTTTTATGGAAGCTCATTACCTTTCACTATTGCACAAAGACAACTCTTCTTATGGTTTGCTCGTCTTGTTCAACGAAACCCATTCCTCTTTATGATGGCGCCTGGGATGGATGCGTCAGGGCCACAATGGGATCAATTGTATCGTCACTTGTTTGAGTTTTCTCAAGATGCAATTGCAGGTGATTTCAAAAATTTTGACATCACAATGTCATCAGAAGAATTACACGTAGCATATGATTTTATCATAGAGCTTGCAGAGCGGTTAGGAGCTGAGGAGCTACACCTTTCGCTAATGCGAGCTTGTGCTGAGGATGTCATTCATGTACTTATAGATTACTTTGGAACGCTAATAAGATTGACATGTAACCCTTCTGGACAAGCATTAACTGTATTGATTAATGGAATTGTAAATATAATTCGTCTTATGACAGTATTTGCACTTGGGACGGGTGCTACTTCGGACGAGGAAGTCCGGAGCGCCTGTGATGAATTCTTTGTCAAAGTTCGTGTTATGGTTTATGGTGATGACAATATTGCGTCTGTAAAGGATGCAGCACATTTTACGCATACTGTCCTTCAAGACAAACTTGCCGAAATGGGAATCACGTATACTATGGCTGATAAGGATAAGGAATCTGTTCCTTATATCACGTATAATGATGCGACATTTCTGAAAAGAGGATTCAGATATGAAGAAGAGCTGCAACGGTGGGTTGCACCTCTTGAAGAAGCGTCTATGGTTAAGATGCTTGGTGTGTATATTCCTTCGAAAGTGGAGTCAATGGAACAGCAGTTGTCACAATCGATTATGAATTGCCATCGAGAAGCGTTTCTCCATGGACATGAGAAGTTTCTGTACTGGGATAAATTAATCCGGTATGTGCTAGAGGATACAGAAGTTGAACAATATGTAACATTGCATGATTGGAACTACTATATTGACTGGTACAGATCAAAAGAAACAGTAGTGGAACAATCTGGGACTGTGTGTCGTAGGTGTGGATTTGACTGTTACTTCGTCAACTACTTAGATGATGAAGATATGAGAGAGTGTCAATTCTGTAAGCGATGTCGGTTTAACGAACCAGACCTTGATTGTCTTTATTGCGGTCTTGAGGATTCCTGCGAGAGATGTGGGAATCCGTTTGTGCTCGAGATCGTTTGTGACTTCGTCATTCGTGGGGAGAGAACCAGAATGTATGATGGGAAGTGCACAACTTGTGAGTATAAAAAGTCATTTATTAGGCTTCTCACGCAACGGCCAAATGGGTTAGGTCGTGGTGATGGTGTATCACTAAACCAAAATTCCAGCCTCTAGGCAGTGACTGGTCACAATGCAGGGTGATTACCTGTATGTGGCAGAATGGGCCCGGAGGGCGATAGGAGACTTGGGCGTTCCCCTAAAAGAGTGTACCTTGCACTCTGGTGATGTCTCCCACCAACAATAATCTAGGTATTGGGATTTATTGATCTTTTACCCTTTGCCGAATGTATGAAGATCGCTGAAACAACAGAACAATATGATACGAGCATGACTAGCTCAGAGGCTAATGAAACTAAGCCTGAAGTCACGGTGTCCCAAACTGCCGAGTTTGTGGATGCCAACGTCGGAGAGATTCTCTCCTTCAAAACATTGGAGAAAGACGTGAAGGTGGTAGATGCCCAGCACGATTTAGGTCTTGCTGAGTTTCTGAGTAGACCAACACTTATTTCTACGTCAACTTGGACTCCAAGCAATTTTACAAATGCCTCGGTTAATCCTTGGTATGCGTACTTGAACAATGCAGCTATCAAATCAAGAATTGCAAATTTTGCATATTTTAGAGGAGATTTGCATATCAAAGTTGTTGTAAATTGTTCTCCCTTCTACTACGGAGCTGTCCTCTGTTATTACACGCCAGCTAGTGGATTCGGAAACTTCAATTTGGCTTCAACCACGGTCGACTATGTTACGACATCCCAGAGACCTCATATATGG